TTTCAGGATTCGCTTGATGGGACTTGGGCTGACGCTGAGGGCATCCGCAATCCCCCGGACACCAATTCCAGTGAGGTATTGCTTGATGATGTGGTTGCTGTCCAAGTTCGTGATTTTTGCGGGCATGTCTATAACATGGAGACACAGGATCACTTAATCAAGTGCAATGGCATTGTCACACACAATTGTCGGAGCACGACAATTGCGGTCGTATCAAAGGAATTTGAATTCCTCAGTGAAGGGCGGACCCGTTCAGCGGAGTTTGGCCCGGTTGGTGGTGACAAGTCGTATTTCGATTGGCTCAAACGCCAAAACAAGAGCGTCCAAATTGAAGCCCTTGGCCCTACACGGGCGCAGTTGTTTTCTGAAGGTGGACTTTCAGCGGACAAGTTTTCAGCCCTTCAATTGGACAAGAACTTCCGCCCAATGACATTGGTTGAAATGCAAGCACTTGAACCTTTGGCATTCAGGAAAGCGGGTCTATAGGGATAATTTCCCGGGCTTTCTCAACGAGGTTTGCCAACATCCCTGCCCCGATTTCGCCCGCGTCCGGGTTGAGTCCCGCGATTTGTTTCGCGAGTGCTTCAAGCTTTTCTTGGCCTTCAAGTTGTTTGCCCGCGTAGTTCAGCACGGACGCAAGGTTGAACATGGTGGGTTTCTCCTTTGCGTTGGGGTCTAGCAATGCCCCGGCCATTGCCTTCAGCCCTTCCGAAATTAACAGGTCCTTGCACTTGGTTTGGTCTTGGGGTGGTGGGTCACCATGTTGCCACCGGTAGAGTTCAACCTGTGCCCAAGAATCGTTTCCGTCAAAGTCAGAGACGCCCATGTTTTTCAAGACGGCTTCACGTTGTTTTTTAAGTCCTAGTTTCCCGCCGGGTTTTGGGTGGAAGTGCTCAACAAGGCGTTCTGCTGTTTTACCGTCCAAATTTGGAGTATATTTTTCACCCATAATGGTTCCTTTGTTCTACTATTTTAAGTTGAGCGGATTGACATAATCACACCATGCCTAACGGCGCGCTTTGTGGTTTGTGGGGTTACGCGTAACCCTAAAGAGTCCTTCATAGTCTCAATTTTTACAGCCTTTGTGCCCAAACTTTTTGCGAGTTTGGCGAGTAAATTTGCATCAATGCAAATTGAGGCCGTAACCCCCAAGTCTTTCGAGGGGATCACTTGACGCCAATTAGGATATTGGATGGTAATGCGTGGGAAGGTTCTGCCGTCTGAGATTGTCACTTTTTCCGCGTCAGAGCAATCCAGCGTGATGTTGTCCTCGCGCTTTGCCAGCTTACGGGCCCCTTTCAGCGCCGCAATAGGGATTGGCCCGGCGACGTCTCCCTCCCCCAACTCAACGGGGACCACTGAAATGATATGCCCGTTGGTGGACACTACATTTCCGAGCCCTTTTTCAATATCAAGATGCGGCTCTTCCATGGTGGGGAGGTTTTGTTTTACAGAGCACGCGAGTTCAACGAGGCAATCTTTGGGAAGTTTCATGGAGTGCACTAAAAACGGTTTAAGTTTAGCTGTCAAACCTTTCTTGCAAAGAATACAAAAAAGGTTTTTCGTTCGGGTCTTAATACCGGGCGGTGCCCGCAACTATAAAAAACATGAAATACATTATTGATTCCGAAACTCACGCCAAGCTGTCAGACGAAGCTAAGGGCGAATACATAGAACAAGACGGCAAGTTCGTCCTCAAACTTGAGGGGCATGAAGAAACCTTTGTTCCCAAAGCCAAACGGGATATTGAAGTTGAACACCGGAAGACGGCTGAAAAGAATTTAGCGGATACTACCGCCCGGGAAACCAAGTTGATTGCGGACCTTGCAGCGGCGGGTGGTTCCAAAGTGGAAATGGAGAATATCCGCAAGCAACACACCGTTGAGGTTGACCGAATCAAAGCCGAGTATGCCGAAAAAGAGAAGGTGACCAAGGGGCAAGCACACAAGGCTTTGATAAGCGAAGAGGCCAACAAGTTTGCGGGCGAAAAGTTCACGACCCCGTCACTAATGGCGCGTGCTTACGGTGACCGCTTGACCGTTGAAGAGGTTGAGGGGGTCCCGGTTATTCGAGTTCTTACCCCTGACGGCAAGGCGTCTGTGCAATCTCTTGGCGATTTGCAAAAAGAATTCCTTGAAAATAAGGAGTTCGCACCCATCATAAAAGCTACGGAAGCCAACGGCGGCGGTGCCAAAGGGGGTAAGGGAAACGGCGGTGCCGGGACCAAAAGACAAATTACCAAAGCAGAATTTGAAGCAATGTCCCAAGAGGAACGCCACCAAGCGTTTGTTAAAGACGGCGCGACAATGGCCGAGGAATAAAACCCAAACTCTCAATTAGGATTTAAAATATTATGGCTAATACAGTCACACTCACAAATCTTGCACCCGAAATTTACAAAGCAATGGACCGCGTTTCGCGTGAAGTTGTCGGCGCAATCTCGGGTTCAATTATCAACACGGCGGACGCCGCCGGTGTTAATGCCGCCGCTTTTGGCGATAAAATCAAGTCCATGCGGACGCCCAAGACGGTTCCAACGTCTTCTTTTACTCCCTCAATGGCTCTTTCGAGCGCAACGGACAAGTCCGCCGTGTTTGATGAGTTCGCACTTGACCAGACGGCGCGTGATGACCTTCCCCTTTTGGGTGAGACTGTCCGCCGCTTGAATCAAGCCGGGGGTCAGGCTGAAGCGTTCCGCGTTGATACCTTCGCCCAAATCATGCGGGCAATTGTCAACCAAATGGAAGCTTACCTTGTTGGTGTCATTGCCAAGGGTGCTTCCCGTGCGGTCGGTGCAGCCGGGACCACCCCGTTTGCGTCCAACCTCACGGTTTTGACCGCCGCCAAGAAAGAACTCATTGATAACGGTAGTCCGCAAGACAACCAGTATTCTTTTGTGATGGACACTTCTGCTGGAATGAACTTCCGCAATCTGTCCAATCTGCAAAAGGTGAATGAGTCCGGCACGTCTGACTTGCTCCGCAATGGTTCCCTCATGGAAACCATGGGCTTCTTTCTGAAGGAATCCGCCGGGGTTGGCCTACACACCAAGGGGGCGGGCGCGGGGTATGATGCCAACGGCGCAATTGCTGTTGGTGATACCACCATTACGCTTGACGGCGGAACAGTGAATTCCACTGGTATCAAAGCCGGTGACATTGTGACCTTCGCGGGTGATACCAACAAATATGTTGTCAACACCGGTTTGACCGCCGTTGGTGGGGACATTGTCTTGAACCGCCCCGGTGGTCTGGAAATCGTGGCTGACACGGTTGAAATGACTGTTGGCGATAGCTTCACAACCAACGTTGCGTTCCACCGCAACGCGGTTGAGTTCGCCGCCCGCTCTGCTGACATGGGGCAGGACGCCGCTGTTGAAGTTCTCAAAGTGGTTGACCCGATTTCGGGCATCCCGTTTGAGTTCCGCCGCTACGCTGGCGAAGGTATGTCCAAAATCATGGTTGTTGTTCACTACGCCGGTAAGGTGTGGCAGCAAGAAAACGTGGTCTTGGCTCTTGGCTAAACCAAAACGGTTTCTTTCAAAAACCTTGCACCCTGACCGTTTATTCGGTCAGGGTTTTTTGTTCTCTATTATTAACCCATATCAGACCATGAATATCAAAGTCACTAAATCCGGTTTCGTTGCCGGTGCATTCCACAAAGAGGGTGAAACCCTAGAGGTTTCCGAACGCCAAGCCAACACAGCGGTCCGCCGGGGACGTGCTGAAATCGTTGAAGGCAAACCCAAGGATGACAAAAAAGCCGAACTGCAAGCCGTGCTGACTGAAGCCGGGGTCAAGTTCGCGTCCAACGCTTCCCTTGCAACTCTGCAAAAGCTCGTTGACGAAGCTGAAGCGGATCCCACCAAATAAGTCATGGCCCTTACTCTTGAAGACGGAACAGGCATTGCGGCGGCGGATTCATTCGCTACCGTTGCAGAAGCCAACACCTTTGCCACCGCCCGGGGCTTGACCCTTCCGGCAACAGATGCGGCGGTTGAAATCCTATTGCGTAAAGCGGCGGATTTCCTACTCGGCATTGAAGACCGTTTCAAGGGGACAAGGTCAACTTCAACCCAACGTCTTGTTTTCCCCCGCTATGGTGTTTTAATCCCCGGCGGGTATGCGCTCAATTCAAACGCAATCCCGGATTGCTTGAAGGACGGGCAAATTCAACTGGCTATTGATTCACAGACAACCGCCTTAAATCCAGTAGGGACCGGGCGGGAAGTGATTGAAGAAAAAGTTGGCGCGTTGGGGAAGAAATACAACCCAACCGGCGGAAGTTCGATCTCCCCGGTGTTCAACACGGCCCTTGACCTTTTGGCCCCAATTTTGAAACGTTCCCAAGGTTCGGTTTTTCGCGGCTGAACCTCTGGTTTGAAAAAATGGGAAGCCCCGTCCTTTGTTGGGCGGGGCTTTTTGTTGGTTATTTGAGGGATGTTACCGGGAGAGATATTTCGCCACGCCCGAGTTGGTCAGCTGGTCCAACTGGTTTCAATTGGGCGTATTGCTCATTTTCGATTTTGCGAAACCCCAAGACGACAAAACGCCCGCAAGTTTTCCCATTTACAGTTTGCCCGATTTGGATATTTGTTTGGTTCATGCCAAGACCAAAACCGTTTTTCGTTTAGTCGTCAAGCATTTCTTGAAAAACCCCCAAAATAGTTTTCATTGCCAGTTATGCCCTTTGACTATGCCGCCACCCAACAAACCGCTTTAGACTTAATCACAGAATTTGGCCAAGTGGCCCCAATGGTTCGCCTGTCCGGTGGGGTCCTCAATCCGGCAACCGGGGCGATCTCAACTGAAACTGAAACGTCACAGAATGTTTCCGTTGTGTCTCTCCCGGCCAACACAAGCCAAATCTCCGCGTTTGATGACGGGATGCGCGAAGATTTAATCAAAGGCCGCTTACGGTTCTTTATCATGGCGGCAATCATTGCTGACGGAACCGCCGTGACCTTTGAACCCAAGGCCGGGGACTTACTGACATTTGAAAGCAAGAAATGGGAGATTGCCGGGGCAACGCCATTGAACCCGGCGGGAACCGCTGTTGTCTTCAACATTGCTGCAAGGGAAGGCGGGCGGGCATGAGGTTTGAAGCCGGAATTGTCCGTTGGGTAAACAAGACCCTCAACAGAACGGAAGCACTCCGCAAAGCCACAATCCTTGAATTGTTCGTCTCCACAATTCTTGACACCCCGGTTGATGAAGGGCGGTTGCGCGGCAACTGGCAGATTTCAAGCGGGTCCCCCAAATCAGGAACGCTTGAAGTCATGGACCCCACCGGGGCAACCACAGTCAAGAAAGTTGAGGATTTTGTCCGGGGGTTGAGTCCTGAAAAGTCGGCTGTTTTCCTGACAAATAATTTGCCTTACGCCTACCGTGTGGAATATGACGGTTGGAGCCACACCAAGGCCCCGGCGGGCATGGTCCGCAAAAATTTTATCCGCGTCTCTCAAAACTTAAAAAACAATGGCTGAAGCAGACACACAAGGCGCAATCATGGCGGCGGTTTTGGATTTCTTGACCAACGGTTCCCCCTCAATTGTGGCGGCGGATATTTCGTGGGAAAATGTGCATTTTGACCCCGGCGGGCGGGATGTTTGGGCAAGGGTCAGTTTTGTCCCCAACCAACCAAGCGTTGTCACCTTGGGGGCGCAAGGCTTGGACCGTGGGAACGGGTTCTTTCAAATAGACATGAACATTCCGGTTGGAACCGGGGATGCCACATTGCGGGCTTGGTATGAAGCGGCCCGGGCATATTTCATTGCGGGGCGGGTATTCACCCAAACCGGGCAGAGTGCCATTGTTTTGTCATGCGGGGAAACCCCCGGACGGATGGTTGACAATTGGTTCCGCAAGAGCATAACAGTTTTTTACCGGTCAGACTTTCAAAGAAACTCAATCCCTTAAAACATCATGGCAGATTCAGCACGGCATAACCTACTTATTATTGAAGAGTCAACACGGGGAACCACCCCTTCAGCTTCCCCCGCGTTGCTTGACCTTCGACACACCTCTTGCGGGCTGAAAGTTGCCAAGGGTTCCAACAAATCCGCCGAGCTTCATGCAGACGGTGAAATCAGGGACGTTCGCCATGGTGCGCGTCAAGTCAATGGGGATGTTGGGATTGAGCTTTCGTATGGGTCATTTGACAATGTCCTTGAAGCCGTCCTTGGCGGAACTTGGGCAACCAATGTTTTGCAGATTGGAACCGCCCGCCGATTCTTCTCAATCATTCGCCATTTCTCGGACTTGGCTTCAGGTGGTAAGCCTTACCACTTTTTCACCGGTTGCGAGTTTACCGGGTTTAGCCTGACCGTCCCGGCGGAAGGTATTGTTTCGGGTTCGTTTTCAGTTCTTGGACTGAATCAAGTTCCCGTTGCGGACCTGTC